GTTTTTATCTTTTTCCATGTTACGCTCCTTCCGTGTTTTTTAATTGTTTTGCGTATTCTTCGAGTGGCACACCTAATTTTTTCGCTATTGCGACCTGTGATGATGTGAGTCTCACAGTTTTGCGACCAGGCTTTACGCTTCTATTAGCTGAAGCCACTGTCTGAACAGGGGCGGCCGTTTGCTTTTTATCAGTATTACCAAATTTATGCGGAAAGTCAACTCTAATACGTTTATCAACCTCTGCATAATACTCATCAGAACTAGGATCAAACCCTTCTTTTTCAGTAAGATCCTTATGTATCTCAAAAGCAGTGTAAGTCATTGCTCTATCAGTTCCAAACCATGAGTTTTTAGATGCCCATGCTTCAGCTCTTGGATCCGGATTAATTGGATCGTCTTTTTGAGGAATGTTTACGTTTCCACCTTGAGATAGATTTGTTACAGGCTTCTCTTCCTGTGTTTCAACTTCTCGACCTTGTTTAGCTTGTTCGAGTTTTGCATTCTCAAATGCGAGTGTTGCAATTCTCTTATTAGCCTGTACTTGAGCTGTTGCGTCTCCAGATTCAATAGCTGCAGCTAATTCTTTTTGTGCTGCCTCCATACCTGAAGCAATAGTAGACTCAAATTTTTTAATATAATCAGAGTCAGTTTGTTTAAACTTTTTCTCCAATTTTATTTTAGATTCTTCTACACCTTTAGCGTAATCTAAAGCAGCTTGTTCCCTTCTTTCTGCTTCTCTCATCTTACGAGTTAGTTTCGCAATACGAGCCTGTACGCCTTTACTGTAGTCTTCTAGTTCACTATCTTTTTTATCTAACTTTGTTTCTCGTTCGTTTTCAAATGTTTTATCTGTTTCTTGTTCTATTGTTTCTGTTTCTTGTTTTGGCGCTTCGGTTTCTACAACCGCTTCGTCTTTTACTTCTTCAATATCTATCGTAGCATCAGGTCCTGATGTATCAATAGGTACTGTTTTCTTTTCTTCTTCTGGCATAGTTATCTCCTTCCTATGTTAAAACTCATGCAAGATGTCCTCTGGACTATCAATTGTTGCTAAAACTTCATCGTCGTTTAGCAGACGCATTTCCCCACCATCTATTTTGATTCGACTACCTGCATATCTTGCAAACATAATCCAATCATTTACTTTGCACCACGGTCCATCAGGATATCTCTCTCTATCCTTATAACAATCTGGACCCATGGCCATTACTAATCCTACTTGTGATGCAACTTGTTGCTTTTCTAAAGTAGTTTCAGCTAATACTAATCCACCTTTAGTTTTCTCTTTCATCTTAAAAGGTAAAACTAAAAGTCTCCAACCTGTTGGCTTTGGTAATTTTGGTTTTTGTTTTGATGTTTTTACACCAACAAGTTTATTGTTTGGTGTTAATATCGATGACTGTTCCTTTTCCATTTCGCTCCTTATCTTCTAGCAGGTTAGAGAGTTCCTGTCTTGTGGCTTCTAAGCCGTTTATTTGCCCTATTATATACTTATAATTTTCCATGCTGTCAACACTTCCTGATGTGACAGTTATAGATAATGCTTGTAGTCTAGTGTCTATAAACTTAAGCAGTCGATTTATGACGTTTTCTAATTGCATTTTTTCCTTTCTTAGCAATTGATGCAACTTGGCTTTTACCCATAACTTTAGCTCTTTGTTCCATCACTGTTAGTATTTGTATTTTGCGTGCAAAGGGTTTATTTACACGTTTTACTTTTGCAACAGTTGCTCTCGCATCTGCTGGTGTTGCAAATTTTATTTTAACTGTATCTCTAGGATTTTCGTCTGTGTAGAGTCTTCTTCCTGAACCTTTTGGTTTTTTGCCTGTGCCTTTTTTAGGGTCTGCCATTTAACATTTCCATCTTCTACGAGCCTGTCTTAGTCTAGAATTAGGATCTTTCGCAGCTTTAGGAAACTTTTTCATTTGTCCTGCACTTCTTGCACAGAATGATTTACGTCTTTTAGCAGCTTTAGATCCTGGTTTGACTTTGCCAGTGACCGCTGTTTTTAGTTTTGAACCGGGGTTTGCTCTTCGATATGCAGCCACGCCGGCTCTTGTCATGCCTGCACCTTTTTCCGTTGGACGAAAATTTTTTTTATTTCTTTTTGGCATTACGTCGCCACCTCTTTTTAAAGCTGATCTACCGTCTGAAAAATTTCCAAAATATTGTTTAGCTTCACCGAATCTTAATCCATAATCATTTCTAGACATACATTGCTCTCCTTGCCATAAAACCACCACCCATAGCTTTTTTTCTCTTAGGTGCAAATGTTGCAGCTCTACTAGGTGTAGGGCCTGTATTTGCTTTCTGTTGTTTTCTTTTTACGGCACCCGCACGCTGCCCTTTGCTCATCGCTCTTGCTTTTGCAATAGGCACGCATTTTGGATAATTTTTTCTTTTTTCTCCACCACTTCTTCCACACTTCGGGTATGAACCATCTGGCCGCTTGTTTGCAATATCGACCCAGTTTTCCTTTACCCATGCTCGTAAACCTTTTTTGGCCATTAGACCATCCTAGTTTTTTTCTTTTTCTCTTTCATAATAGCACCGCAACCTCTAGCTACTTTACCACCGTTACTATAAAAAGCTCTGTCATCATTAATCATCATTCCACCACCCATAGCTTTTTTTCTGTTTTTCTTTTTGCCACCGGGTGTAACTTTACCTGAACATACTGCCGAAGCATACATATTAGCATACGCTGATGGGTACACTTTAAATTTTCGTTTTGCTGCGGCCTTACCTCTAGGACATAGTTTTGCCATATTAAACCTTTTTCGCTAATTTAGCGTCTATTTTTTGTTGAACTTTTTCTGGTAATTTTGAAAAACCTTTAAATTTATTTGGAATTTTTTTCCTTGGTCCAAACGTTTCTTGTATCTTTTGTACATTTGATTTTCTACTTCCAAGTTTTAAACCAACTCTGCCACCTTTAGCTTTTTTTACTGACATATCTAAACCTTTTTTCTCTCCTTCATCAATTATCTTACTAATTTTTTCAACAGTCTTTTTCATAGTGCCTTTATTTCTAACAGTTACTTTTTGTTCTGGATTTAATGGTTTTAAAGCCTCATCAACACCTTTAACTGTTTTATCAAACTCAGTTCGTCTTCTTGTTAAATTTTTTTTTATTGTAGGAACAAGCATTTCATATGCATGTTTTGAAGTTCTTTTAAACATTATTTTTTTCCTCCGTTTCTAAAAATTTGTGTTCCCTTTATACCATAAATACTCGCCACGACAAGGATCCAAAGATTTGTAAACCATGACGGGAGCTGAGAGAACATATCGAAGAACAATTTTACCTTGTCCATTGCGCCCGGATCGTCTGATACGACTGCCCAGGCCAAAATTACCACGGGCAAACTGAGAATTATCAAAACTGCCTCGTCCTTCCAGTCTGACTGTCGTGCTTCTAATAATTTTCCTTGGTAAGCTTCATCACCTCGGGCCATCTTTTCAGCATGCATTAATTGTGCATCTGACATTGCCATTTTCGTTCTCTGCTTGTTAGCGTAAATTTTACTTCCTGCAGAGACGGCTAATTTTATTGCCGATAACCACATAATTAGTACGCTTTAGAGTTTCTTTTCTTTTCTGCTAACATTCTTTTCTGACCACCAACTGGCATTTCAGGTTTTCCTGTAGCAATATAGTTAAAAGCTTGATCAGCAGTAGTTTTAGATCTAGGATCTACTTCAATTTGCTGTTCTGCAACCTTAACTTCTTTTATTTTATCTAGTTTTTGCATTTTTTACTCCTTTTTATTAATCTTTCTCTACCATAACTTGTGCTTGTTGTACACCTGACTTCGCAAGGCTAACTCCGGCTCTTAATTTAGCTAAATCTTCGTTTTGATCCATTTTATCTTCTGCAAGTTCAGTTTGTTGCATTAATCTTGCCCTTGCAAGGTCTATTTGAGCTTCATCGTTGTCTTTTTTACGCTCATTTTCCATTGCTCGAAGGTCAACTTCACGTGATTTTAGTTTTAAAAGAGGGTCAGAGTCAAATTGTGACGTAATTTTTTTCTCTTCCTTCATAAATTCTTCTGTCATCTCTGCAATCAACACAGATTTTCTTGCTTCGACTTGATTTGTAAGTGCTTGTAGCTCTGCTTGAATCTGTGGATTCATAGCTGCTTGTTGTTGCATCGTCATCATTTGCTGTAATTGCTCTCTAAACTCTAATTGTACCTGCTCTTGTGCCATTATTGATATATGTTCAAGAATATTTTTTTGTATTGCAGCCATAACTGCAGGATTATTTCTAACCATGTTAGTTGACATAAAATTTAAGTGTGCAGTTATGTGTGCTTGGTGGTCTTGACCAGGAAAAGCTTGAAAAGGTTTACCAGCTAATGCATTGATGTGTTCCATACTCGGGTCCATTGGTGCGTTTGGTGCTGGTGGTGGTAAAACTGCATCTACATTTTTAACACCGATTGCTTCATACATGTTTCTGTATATTTGATACATGTTGTGTAATTGTGGATTTGATGTTGCGATCTGTAATTGTGTTTGTGCAAGTGTAATTCTTTGCGACATAGAAAATATATTTGGATCTGCAACTGGTATTACATCTATTCTATCATCAAAATCTACTTGTTTAACGTTTCTTGCACCACCTACAACATCATAAGGATATTCTGGTGGTAAATATTGTGAAACTACTTTTGCAAGTAGTTTAAATTCATCTTTCATGGCTGCATAACATCTTTTATGTATGGCAGACATAACTCTTGAACCACGTTCTAATAATGCAATTGTTGTGCCAACGGCTGCACCTTGATTTCCATCGCCTACTTGCATGTCAGCGATAGCTGCAAATCTTTGACCTGCTTGCACCACAACACCAAGTAAATTTAATAGTGTTGGAGATGGCTCTTTATATGGTAATGGAAAAAACGCATCTCTTAAATTACCACCCGGTGCATCTACATCTTTAAATTCACCTGGTTGTATTGGCGAAGCCTCATCTCTAACTCTAACGCCTCTTTGTTTAAATCCTGCAGGTAAATTTGATAAAGTTCCTGCATCTAATAATTGACGGAGAGCCGACGTTGCCGTACGACTCAATCCGCCAATCATGTGAATGAGTCCAAAGCCATAAAATCCTAGTCCTGGCAGAAATTTAAAATGGACAAAATATTGGATTTTATTTTTCTTTAGATCATTGGGCGCATAGTTTCTCCGTATAGAGAGAACTAATCGGCTACCTTCTTCAACTGTTACGATGTAAGGTAATTTTATTCCTGTCGGTTCATTATTAGCACCAACTTCTTCGAAACCTTCTAAGTCTAAATTAACATGACACTCTAAAAGAGTGTACATTGTTTCTTGTTTACCAACTTTTTTAGTTCCGTCTAATTCTTTTTCTTTTTTTTCTACAGAATTTTGTTCAACGTTGCCTGGTGGTGTTAGTTCTACATCTTTGTAGAAACCATTTACTTGTTGTTTACGTAATTCATTCTCAGACATTTTAATTACGTGTATAACTGATTCTGCGTCATCTAAACTTGTTGCTGTATATGGCACTACCAATTCATCTGCAGGTACAAATTTTGATACAACTCTAGCCATAGGCACATCGTAATAAACTTTTTTAAATGTAGAACCTGCAAGTGGTAAATGAAATAACATAGAGTCAAACTCTTCTTCGTATTCTTTCATTTCATCCATAATTAAATAGTTCATGTAATCTTTTACACGAACGGCTTGCTGTTCTGTTTGTGGATTTTTAATACCTATGACTTGTGTTCTTACTGGTCCATCTGCTGGTAATAATTCTTTATAAGCTTGTGCTTGAAATTGTGTAACAGCTTCTGCTAAAACTGGGTGTGTTGCACCTGATGCACCTTGAAACGGTTCAGTTCTGTTTTCATATTTAAAACCAAGTAAATCTAATCCTGTAGTATAAGATTGTTCCCAATCTTTTCTTGATGCTTTATAATCCATGTAGTTTTGAACCATGTCATTACCAATAGGTTCTAAAACACTATCAGGTAAAATATCTGCTAAATTATCAAAATGTGATTCTGTGCCCGGTATATTTATAGCTCCCGGTTCATAGTCAATAGTAGCACCACCATCTTCTTCTGGTATTACTTCTACTGGTCCTTTTGGATCTTGTTGCTCTTGTTCCTGAACAGCTACTTCTTGTAATTCCTCGTCTGAAGGAATGTCAAGTTTAGTTCTTGTGTTCGGGAGTCCTTTGTCTATTTCTGCCATTTAATACTCCTATACATTCTTAACACGGTTTTTTAAAGACTGCAACCCTTGTGAATCAGGGTTCATTGATACTGTTTGTGGACCCTCATCTATACCAGCTAATTTAGCAATACCACCACCTGCTAAACCGAATGGGTACATAAATTGATTTGCTTGAGAATACTCAACAGCTGGGTTATCCACGGCTCTTAAATTTAATAGTTTTTCTTGTCTACCCTCTTCAAATTTAGGAAACACTTTACCCATAAACACTGGTCCTTTAGATTCTAATTTTTGTATCTCTGCAGCTTTTACTGCATCTGCAAGATCTTGTTTTTCTTTAAAAAATTGATCTGATGCCATGTTTCCTATAATTGTATCTTCCATACTTAATCCAACCGGTGGTTCACTTCTGTAATTTGTAAGAATCTCTTTTAATTTTTGTTGCTCATCTTCTAAAGATTGTCGAGTTCTCATAGCTGTATCTGACTGTAACATTTCATCATCAGGAGACATAAACGTATCTTTTGATTGTTGATTTTGAAATTTAACTTGATCAGCTAAATCTGCAACTTTTAAATCTTGTTTTAAAATAGTATTTAATGTGTTGGTTTGTTTTAAAACATTTTTTATACCTAAAAGTTTATCTTCTGTCATACCTTTAATTAAAAAATTACCTTGATTGTCTTTTTTACCAAATCTTTTTATTAATTCTTTGTTTGGATCTATCTTTGTTTTCTCTCCAAGCGCATAATTAAGTAAACTATCACCTATGACTTCTTTAAAAGTTTTACCTGTCGTCAGCATGTCATAACCAACAAATCCTGCCTCGGCCAAACCGGTAAACAATAACGCTTGAGGGCCCAACAAACCACTTAATGTAAAAGCACTACCAAGAGATCTACCTGCTTTTAAAATCTGTCTTGCAAGAGCTCCTTCTTGATCGCCAAGTTTTACACCTGTCTTAATTACTTTTTCTAATCTGTTTCTACCACTTATTGCACATTCTGAAATACTTGCAGGTCCTGTCGCATAATTTATTCTACCACCATCTTTCATGCTAAAACTTGCTCTACATTTAGGATTAGCAGAAAAAGACGCCAAAAGTTTTTCAATTTGTTTTTCAGCTTTAAACATTTTAGGATCATCTAAACTTTTAAATGATTGATCAATAATTGTTTTAGGGGCTCTATCTGTTGTTTTTAATGTGCCTAACATTTTTTTCTCTGTTAGCTCACTACCTTCTAACATAATTCTTCTTGCTTCATTTAAATTTTCTACACTAGAGGCGTTAACTATATTTTCTCTTATTTTTAAATTACTAGAAAGCTCATTTAATAAATTTTTATTTTTGTCTAACAAACTTGTTGCTCCATAATCAAATATTTTTATGTCACCAATGTTAGGGCCTTTTGTTTTAACTCTAATTTTACCTAAACTAGATTGACCACCTGTCATTGTTTTCCATAAATTTTCTAATTCCGTTTGATTTTTCAAAAAATATTTATAATTTTGTGTATCACCTGCTAGAGCATAGTCCCTCATTCTTCTTAAATTTAATTGTGATCTTTTATCAAATGTAGATTTTAAAGTATTAATATCTTTGATTACGGGAGTAACAGATAAAAAGGTTTTTATATTACCATTTTTAATTGCTCTATAGGATGCCGCATGATCTAATGCTAGTATTTTTGGATCAAGACCATTATCTATCATAACTTTTTTAAATTTATTAAATTCTTTTAATTTATTTAAGGCTTGTTTTCTTTCTTTAGAACCTAGTTTTGTAGATTGCAAAACACTTTGTATGATTGTTCTTTGATACGCACTCTCTAATGTTGGAGATTCATAAATTAAATTTCTAACTTTTTCTAAATCTTTTTCTTTGTAATCTTTTAAAAAAATATATTGATCAGGTTGACCTTTAGCAAGATTACGCATTAATTTTTCAATATTATAACTTAATCTGCCCTCTGATATGCCAAGAGTTTTAGCTAATTTTGCTTTATCATTATTGCCTTTTAAAATAGCTTTAAAAATATTTTCTTGAGTTTTTGTATAAGAAGTTGCTTTTACTGCATTACCTTGTGTAAAATTTTTTAATTCTTTTTTAGTAAACAAAGGCCCTCGTGCAGAGGTTTTATCATATCTTTCAAATAAAGTTTTGCTTTCTTCATTACCGCCTCCAGGTATTTTATCTAAACCAATACCATCTTTTAAATTAATTGTTGGGTTTTCATTTACTATTCTATTTATTACAGCTCTGTTTAAATCTGTTTTAGAAAAAGGATCTCCTATTTCAATAAGTCTTTTGTATTCTTGTTTAAATAAATCATCATAAGATTTATATAATTTTAATTTTTCTCCTTTGTTTAAAGGTTCTGTTTTTAATTTAATCTGTTCTAATTCATCCACCATTTCTTTAGGAGGTCCCTTTGCAAAACCAATTCTTCCACCATCAGCTTGATTAAACCTTTCACTTGCATCTTGAAACATTTCTCTATCCAATGCAGATTGTGGTCTTTGCATCTCACTTG